TGGTAAGAAGCACATTTTCGGGAGCTGTGGTTCCTTTGATTTTGATAGTCCCATGGCAAGGGCAGTCGAGGATGAAGTCCATCGTGTGCTCGAGATTTTGAACGACCCCATGGTGAGCAAGGAGGCCAAGGCCCGGTTATTCGTTTTCCAGGACAATCTTAAGGATGAGCGGCGCCCGTATCTCAAAGTCGTCAATGGTCAGACACGTCTCTTCAATGCTGCTCCACTCGTTTTTGTCATTGTGTGTCGGATGTTATTCGGATCTTTTTTTGGTCAGATGCTCCAACAACGCATCGCGAATGGTAGTGCCGTAGGAATCAATCCCACTAGTCCTGAATGGGGAGATTTGAAGGAGTATCTTTGCCCCAATAGTGATTGGATGCCGTTTGACGGGGATCATGCCAAATTCGACGCGAGCCAAGATGGAGGTGGCATCGAATGTGTGTTCACGCACGTGCGGGCCACTTACAGTGACACGTACGATTGTGCTAGGGAGTCAGTGTCCTATGTTTATGCCCATTCGTTCCACATCGTTTCTGACATTCTTTACCAGTGGGTGGGACGATTGCCCAGCGGTGTACCTTTCACAGCATGGGTGAACGTGTGTTATGGACTTGCCCTTTTGGTGACTATTTGGAATATTCGTACAGCTGAGGAAGGGTGTCCCGACCTGGATATGCACAAGTATTTCCGCCCCTGCCAGTTTGGCGATGATTCACTAGGTGGCGCAAATAAAGTCGGTAGGAAGATCATGTCGGGGGAGGCGATGCGGTCTTGGATGGAAAAGTTTGGTCATGGGTTCACAAACTCCAGCAAAACCGGCCCACCTGAGTACACAACTTGGGACAACGTCATGTTTTTGAAACGTTCATTTGTATGGTCCGAAGAGTTTTCACAATGGTTGGCGCCGCTGAACATGGATGTTATCAAAGAAATTCCGTGCTGGTACCGTCAGGGGCTGGAAGCTGAATTGATTAAGCGGACCAATGTTGATGTGTCGCTGCTCGAGATGTGCCTTCACGGTAAGCAGGCTTTTAATGATTGGTATTCATACATCCGCCCATTGGCGGTGGAAGCGTATCAATACAATCCTCGATACAGCACATGGGAGCAAGCTATTCGTTCCGTTTTGGTGATGAAGCACCCACAAATGGCTTTGTTTATGGAACCCACTCCATCGCCTGAACCCTTGGCGATGGTCCAAATGGCCGACAACACAAACGTGAGCCAGAAGACTGACCATGTGAGTAGGGTGGATGGGGCGAATGCAGAAACCTGCGCAGAAGGGTCCACGGAGCAACATTCTACTACTGATATGGTGTCGGCGGATTGCGTTGCGACACTCGTACCGCTGGCAGAATCGAGTCGCATGCCGCTGAGGGGATTGCCAGATGACAATCATCAGGCGATTGCATCTTTCCTCGGGAAACCGCATGTCATTGACACCTTTTCTTGGACCACCGCTTCGGCACAAAATACTGATCTATCGACAAAAGCCCCTATCCAGATTTTGCTCACTGACGCCATGATAGCGAACAAGCTGGATGGTGTCTTGGGGATGAGAGCTGACTTGGTATTGGAGGCTCAGGTGAACATGTCGAATTTCAATGTCGGTATGGCCATGTTGCTTGTGGAACCTGGTTGGGATCACACACGCTACACAGCGGGTGCAGTCTCATTATGGACGCTTACTCAGTTGCCACATGTCGTGATTAATGGGGGCACCATGAGCCGAGTGCAAATGAGGGTTCCCTTTTACCACAACTGCGAGTGGTATCAAATCGCGCCCGGCACGAGTGTTAATGTTGGCGCGACTTGGTATGCGATGCGATCCCACTTTGTTGTATTGTCTCCTCAGTTAGCCCCTAGCGCCGAAACCTCGTGTCAGGTTACGATTTATGGGTGGTTCGAAAATGTGGAGTTGTTCGGTGCTGCGGGATCGAACACTTGGCAGTCGCAGATGGGAAATCCCGACATGAAAAACAAGCGGGAAGAGATTGAAAAACCCAGTGCGGTGGTGCGCAGTATTGCTGGCTCGGTAGCTACACTCTCGCGTGTTCCAATTATTGGCTCAGCAGCGACTACTGTGGGATGGGCGGCGGCAAATTTGGCCAATGCTATGCAAGCGTTTGGTTTTAGCAACCCACGCGCCGAATCCAGCTCGACAGTGGTTCGACCCGACAATTGGAATGATGGTACGAATGCGGATAGTGTGGATAACTCGACACCACTGGCTGTTTCGATACGCAATCGTGTCGGGCGAGTCCCAATAGTTTCTTACACTGCGCTTGATGAGATGTCGTTTGATTTTGTGCTGGGCAAATGGTCGTGGATAGGCAATTTCTCGTTTGCCGATTCTGCGACATCTGGGACATTGTTGTGGAGTACCTCAAATAGTCCTGCTGGTAGCAATAATTTCAGAGGGACGCAAACATTCGAGACAGTCTTGAGAGTGTACCCCCATCCAATGAATGTGATGGGCAGGATTTTCCAGTACTTTATGGGGGATCTTGAGATCAAATTCATGTTTGTCAAGAATCAATTCCACAAATTTCGGGTGATTTACGCCGCATTTCCACGAACAACAGGCTCGCCGTCTGCAACTACCATCACAGACACGAACTATGTGAATCGTGTCATCATGGATGGTGCTGATTCGGACGAATTGACCGTGGATCTTCCTTATCTTAGTGAGAAACCAATGATAAGGACGGACGCTCAAACGAGCTGGGCAGGCCTTATCGTTCAAAGTCCGTTGCGTG